TGGAAAAGGTTCAGAGACTAAATGTTTGTGGGTCATAGGAAATTAGTTATTTCCAATAATTGGCTTAAGATATAGTCCAGCCATTAGAGAAATCTAATCCTTTTTGGGAGACTTTTGTCAGTCGAACTTTGAAGGGGCTTTTAAAGTCGGATTTGCTGCCAAGCGAAAGAAAGTACTAATATCTCACAAGAGGTATATGATCAAATATTATGTGAAATTAAGAAAGAGAGAATTAGGGATATGGCTAGACTAAATCATATTAAAATGAGACAAATACTAAAGAGATTGAATTTAAATAAATATTACGAGCATATTCATCATATAATTAATAAATTGAATGGATTGCCGCCACCAGTATTAAGTAGAGAATTAGAAGAAAGAATGAGATTAATGTTTAAAGAAATACAAAAACCATTCTCTGAATGTTGCCCTAAAAATAGAAAGAATTTTTTGAGTTATTCTTATGTTATTCGCAAATTTTTAGAATTATTAGGTGAAGATAAATATATATCATATTTTCCTCTTTTAAAAAGTAGAGAAAAATTATATCAACAAGATGTTATTTGGAAAGGTATTTGTGCAAAATTAAAGTGGGCATTTTATCCATCATTATAATCGTTTAAATTAAGTATAAATTTATTAAAATGTAAATAACAATTTTAATAGTTTTATATATAAATATTTTCATGGGTTTAATTAATAGTTTATTTTCAAGAAATAGTGAAAATTATAAAATAGAAATATTAGCAGATGTTCAACATAAAGAAGAAGTAAGAGATGATAATGAAATACTACAAAAAGATAAAAAAAAATTTTCTCGCAAAGAAATATCATGTCTTGTTGATGGTGCAATTTGTAATTTTAAATCAATGTATCTTTCACCAAATGGTTTTGTTAAAAAAAAAAAATTTAAAGTATCTTATTGTCCACATAGTTCACCTGAACCACCTGAACTTATTTTAGGTCCATCTAAATTTAATTGAATATTTTGTAAAAATTCTATTTGATTTTGTAAATTATCGATGCGATGATTTATAATTTCATTTAATTGATTTATATTATCTAATCTTTCATTAATACCATCAAATCTATCTTTTACTAATTGTGTAAAATTCTCATAATTAATTATGTGAATATCTATCTTTCTATTTGTACTTTCAATAGGGTAAATTATCCTAATGCTTTCACTTAACACATTAAATACAATTCCAATTACAAATGAAAATATTAAAACAATACAATTATAGATTATATTTAAATTTATACTTTGAATTCTTTCAACATGTTCATTATATTGTTGAATATTTTCTAATAAATTTTTTTCATTTATTACCTCTGATTGATTAAAATTTGTAAATTTCCATCCCATATCATTTATATTTGTAGCATCATTATTTTCTAAAATAATTGTTTTTGGAATATTTGTAAAATATGGAAGTTTTAAATCCAATTTTTCAAGAATAAAATTTAATATTAGTTGTTTTGGAACTATATTTTCAAATATTAAATAATTAACTATGAAAAATATTGTAATTGTTAAAATAAATACTTTTAAACATCGTAACATTATTTACATATTTTTATTATTTAATGTTTAATACACTATAAATAATAAATTAAAATCGATTTTTAATTATGCTATGCTAACAACGATATTGTTAACTCGAACAGTTACACAAACTATCATCTAATTGAGACACTCGATTATGGCGGCATCTCGTCTTAATCGGGACACTCAAAAGGAAACTAATGTAATCAGTTTCAAGAATCTGACTAGGAATCAGCACATTGCACACCGAGATTATGTGGCGCAGATGAACATCGACAAAACGAGGACCATGTTTAGCGAGAAGTATGGAGGCGACTCTTTCACGAAAAACGAGCAATCGATATACGCCATTGACGAACCTTTATCTGGCTTTGGAGTAAAGACTCATAGCCTCACGGACTATTCTACCCAATTAAAGAACGCTTTGATCTCAGGAATACAAGGCATCAAGTTCGCAGTTGTTGGATTTATTGGACACGGAAACGTAGAACGAGCCATATTGAATGTTAGGGTTACGACGGAGGTTTTAGCAGAATTAAGTTCCATTTACAAGTTCGCAGAGAAGGACAACCCCTTGAAGCATTTGGTAATGAAATTCCGAGGTTGTATGGTGGATAAGTACTGCAAAAATACAAGATTCCTCGAGGGGATACAACGATTGGAAGATGAGAATAAGGATTTGCCAATTGTGCTTGTCTTTTGTGGGATGAAGCATAACCTCACAACCAATCAAATCTTCTGGTCAGAAACAGGTGCCGATAAGCACCTGGTACGCAAATTGACCAAAGATTTCAGAAAGGCAGGTATGTACTCGACAAATACATCCTGCAAGATGCCAACCATCTCTGTTATCACGCTCACAGAGAAGGCTCAAGTGATTACCATGAGAACAGATAGGGATATCACTGGTGTAACGAATACCTACACCATACTTAACCCAGATACCGGTTTTGGTATGTGGTCGGAAAACTGTAAGGGATTAAGCGTAAATAATGGAGGTTATAACAACCAGAAAGCGAAAATCTTATGGTACTTTCCATACATCAAAAGCAAATCGGGAATTCCAGAAGAATTTCTATACATGAAACCAGAGCACTTCGTTTCAAGGAACAGAAATTGGGTGAGCTGGAAACATGTTCCCAACGTGGTGGTGAGAGAGTACCAGAATAGGATTAACATGGAGCACCAGAAAAAGGACAAGAAAGAGTACTACTACTAGGGCAGGGAATATTTTGATTATTACTTACAGAGATTGATTTTGCACTGACACGACAAAGATGGCTGAGAGAAGCCACGACAAAGATGGCTGAGAGAAGCCACGACAAAGATGGCTGAAAGAAGCCACTAAAATAAAAATAAAAAAAAGAGGGCTTGCCCTCACAAAACACAAAAAAAAAAAAAGTTAATTATATTTAGGGACTGAAAGGGGATTTAAATATTAAAATCGATTTTTAAGATATCTATGTAATTAATTAATCACTTTGTTCTTAGTCTTACGCAATAGCAAAAGACAAATCGACAAATCGACAAATCAACATGCCACCACTAAATAAAAATTACGACATGGTATGTCTAGTCAAAAAGATACGCCGAAGCAAAGCAAAAAATACCGATTGGATTAAGTTGAGGAACTTCTGGGCAAAAGACTATATCCCGTGGATCACTAAAGACTCCGACTTCAAATGTGCTTTCAATTTTATAAAGGGTTCGCGCCGAAAGTCAGACTGTGATAACCTTAATCGGATAGACGACGTGCCCCTAGACTCCCCGTGGGGCAGAGACATACACGGTAATCTGATAGCAATCATGAAAGACATAGCATATAGAAAGGCTCTGTTCCTTCTGAACTCAGACAGATCTTTTATATTGCCACTCGGGTCAAAGAGAAGAATCTTTGATTGGCTCACCAAAACGCTGATAACCCGTCGCGACTTTATTCGAACACGCGCTCTCCTGTCAATACGCCTACATGGTCTGGGACTACCAAAGAAGGACTGCTGATGATTTACTGTTTGTTTAATTATTTATGATAACGATTTTGTTTGACTCACTCAAATAAAAATAAAAAAAAGAGGGCTTGCCCTCACAAAACACAAAAAAAAAAAAAAAAGTTAATTATATTTAGGGACTGGATAAATGAATTAACAATAATTTTATATTATAATTTAAATGAATTCTGTATTATCTTGTATTATTGGATTTGTACTTATTATTGGAACAGTTATTTCATATGGGATACAATATTATAAAATTATTATTAAACAGTCTGTTAATGGTATTAATATTTATACAATAGCAATGGGTTGTTTGGGTTCTTGTTGTACTATGTATGCTTGTATTTTATCAAATTTATCTACTATGAAATCATTTGATATTGGTTTAGATGTATCTCAATTTATTCTTATTTGTATTTGTTATTATGTTTACATAGTAATTTATATGTTTTATGTTCGTCATGCGAATAATATAACTTTTTCTTTTTACAGTGATTTACATGAAACTCAACTTCAAGATAAAAATTATAGATCTGTGTTTATTCTATTTTGTATATCTTGGATTATTTTAATTATTTTAGGTACAGCTTCTATTATTGTTCCCAGTTCCAAAGGATTAATTAATACAATGTATGTTGCTGCAACAATAACGAGTGTTATTCAATGGATTCCACAGTTAATCGAAACATATATATCTCCCTTATTAAGTTCATTATCACTTATTACTTTAGGATTGAATATTGGTGGTTGTATTTTAACAATGATATATCAATCAGTTATTAATGGTCAATCTTATTTGTTAGTTCTTCCATATTTATTAGGGGCATTGTTACAGACTATTATATTAGTTATTTTAACAACTAGGATTAGAAGAAACGATCAACCTTTATTACAATTCTCTGATGAATTCGATAATGAAGGGTTAAGCATATTATAGATAAATAAAAATTGAAATTTATATTAAATTATAAAAGTAAGTTTTTATATGGAATTTTGTAAAAATTGTAATAATTTCCTTTATATAAAGGAAGATCCTGAACAAAGAAAAATTTTTAGTTATTGTAAATCCTGTGATTATCAAAAAGAGGCAACTGATAATTGCGTATTTAGAAAAAAATATAAAAAAAATGAATTTAAACCGTTTATTAATCATAAATATATGAATTATGACCCTACATATCCAACCAAACATGTAAAGTGTCCTAAATGTAAAAAAGTCAATACATGTGCTTATTATCAATGTCAAAATTTAAGTATCATTATGGTATGTTCTAAATGTCATCATAATTGGAAATATTTTGAATAAATAAAAAATTAAAGATATTACTTAAAGATATATATTAAAGCAATGAATAGTAACTCTAATTATGATTATGTCTTCAAATTTATTATTATTGGTGATTCGGGAGTTGGGAAAACTAGCATTGTACAGAAGTTTGTTAGTAACAAATTTTCGCGTATATATGACACTACAATCGGTGTAGAATATCAAATGAAAGTTTTAGAAATTGATGATAAAAAAGTTAGAATTATATTGTGGGATACGGCGGGACAAGAACGTTATCAGTCTATAGTAAAATCTTATTATAGAGATGCAATCGGAGCATTTATCGTTTATGATATATCTAATCGTCATTCATTCATTCATATTAGAAGGTGGAATACACTTTTAGGTGAAAATAGTGAAGATTTATGTTTTAAGACATTAATTGCTAATAAGAGTGATTTAAGAAATACATATGGAGTTCAAGTAAATATAAATGAAGGAGAAAACATAGCTAAAAAATTAAATATGTCATTTAATGAAACAAGTGCAAAAAATGGAAATATTTTAGATATTATTGAAAAAAAGGCAAGATTTATTATTGAAAAAATAGAGAATGGCGAGATTTCAAAATATGGAACAAATGGATTAATAACAAAGATGGAAAGTTTTCAGATAACTTCTTTACAAAATTCATATAAATGTTGTTATTAAATGTATTATGTAAATATTTTTACTTATTAAAATTGATTCTATTGTAATTATTATATATGAAGATGTCAGTACTTAAAAAATATTCGTCTAAATTTATTGAAAATTTACAATATATAAATCGTAGGTATATTTATATTAGAAATATTTTAGAAAAAAAAGTAAAAACGATGGATGATAGTGTTATACAATTTTATAGACAACTGTTATTGAGAGATATTTTAAGAAGAGATTTAGAATATTGTTTATTATGTAATAAATTTCCAGGTGATGTAAGTGAATTGATCTTACGACATATATCTACTATTGAACCAGAATCCGGAATGATATATTTAGGAAGACCTCCACACTATGATTGTGTTAATTATAAATCGCCTCCACATATACAAATGCGTTATAATGTTCCACAGTATTTAGCAAAGTATGAAAGGCTATAATTATTTAATTAATTTATAATATAAATTAGAATTCTCTTTTTTCCAACTTTTAGATCTTGTTAAATGTATATACGGTAACCATTTTACAATTCCCTTTTCTTTTGTATAAATCTTATTTGTATATTTTGTAGTTAAATATGTTATTACTTGATAACCATCAACAAAGTCTTTTTGAAATTTGATTAAATCTAGTTCTAATATATCTAATCCTGTTTCTTCTTTCATTTCTCTTATTGCCGCTTGTTTAAATGTTTCTCCTTTCTCAACTTTACCGCCTGGTAAATTAAAATCAGTTTTATCAGTTTTTAATGATACTGATAAGAATAATTTGTTTTCTTCATCAATTAATAAAATACAAGATGCTTTTTTCATTATATTATAATCAATTTAATTTATTAAGTAAATTTCTATCAAATACGAACTTATTAGTTCCATTTTTAGCACACCTTTGACATTCTGTAAATATTACATTTAATTGATTTAAAACATTATTTTGTCTTTGATTGAATTTTTGAAGGAAAAATGATAAATTTAAATTAGATGATTTTTTAATATTTTCTAAAGTATTTTTTACTTTTTTTTCAAAATTAATAGCATTTTTCATAGCATCTATTATTGACCAATTTGATTGGATAATAGAATCAATATTTTTAAATACAACTGAAATATCATTCGTTTGTTGATATTCAATTAATTCTAATGCTACTTGTCTTTTTTCGTCAGACAATTTTTTAAATAATTTCGAAAGCCCAATTAAAGAGATACTTTTTTTTTTAAAGTGAGCAGAAATTATTACATAGGCATATGAACCATATAATAAAGTATTTATT